GACCAGTATTATCGTGCAAAAGGTACACCTCAGTCGGTCAAATTTTTATTTCGAATTTTATACAATGAAGATATTGATATCTACTATCCTAAAGAAGAGATACTAATAGCTTCAGATGGTAAGTGGGTACTACCACTTTCATTGCGTATTGATACAAATGATAATAATATTTTTAACCTAGTTGGTGTTAAAATTATAGGCTCATTATCAAAGTCTACTGCTATTGTTGAGAGCGTAACCAAATCTATTGACCGACAGTTGGGTATTGAGTATGTTGAAATGTTTGTTTCTAATGTTAAAAAACTATTTCAAACTGGAGAAACAATTTCTGGTACATATTATCAAAACGACACACCCATAATCGTAACTGGTCGATTGATAGGTTCTCTTTCGGAAATTAAAATAGATCCTAATTTTAGAGGACTATATTATAACGCTTTCGATCCTGCTATAAATTATGAAGGTGATCCGGTATCTATTGTTGGTGGATTAAATCCTATTCCGTCAATAGGTCAAACACCTGTTGGTGCTATCGCTACAGTAGGATCAGTTACTAAAGGTTCTGTCATTAGGGTAGAGGTTAATGATGGTGGTTTTGGATTTAGAGAACCTGAATTTAAAAATAGTTCATTGGTAGATTTTATTGGTGGATTTAAAAATTCTGTGATGGGTCAAGAATCTGAAGCTTCTATTTCAATCGTTGATAAAAATAGTGATAATCGAACAATCAATGTAAGTAATGTTATAGTTGATACAATTCATACATTGACATTAGATGGTGCAGCTAACACAGCTAACATTCAAAATTGTAGAATTGATTTTATTACAACGAAACAATCCTTAAATCTTTTTCCTATATCATTCGTAACTACCTCTGGTTCAGGCGGAGGATATAAAACTTTACCTGAAGCAGAGTTCTACAGTTTTTATTTGGAAGACGTAACCGATATATTAGTCATTTCTCGTTCAACAATGATTAAAGACACTAATGTATTGGTTGATAACTCACAAGATTTAACTCTATCTTTTGAACCAGGTGACATAGTTAGATTAAATTCTCCCAATAAATTTGAAGAACTTAGAGAGATATCATCAGTAACAACAAACTCAATAACAATATCCGGCTCTAACTTTGAGAATGATATAAACTTTGTTGATGTATATAAAGTAATTAGAAGGCCTATTAATAAATTAGGTTCTTTGGGTAGAGTTAAAATTGAAAATGGTGGCCAAAACTACGCTGTTGGAGAATACTTAGTATTTACCGGTGATTCTGGTTACGGTGCTAATGCTTCAATTACTGAGATACACGCTTCTAACGGTGGTATCAAAACAATTACGTTCAACGATAATGGCTCATTAATTAAAGGCGGAGAAGGTTATACAAGAGATGAATTACCAACAATCACAATTAATACAGTTAACGGATCAAACTCTATCCTTTACGTTACAGAGATTTTAGGTGAAGGTGTAGATATAGACATTTACACTAATAAAATTGGTTCTATCAATTCACTTAAAGTATCTAGTTTTGGTTATGACTACGTTAGCGCACCTACAATTTCATTAAGAAATGCTGACTTAACGGTTTCAAATGTTACACCAGGTCAACTATTCGTTGCCAATACTATAGTATATCAAGGAAATACAACTAGTAATTCAACATTTATCGCCTTTATCGAAAAATATGATCCTTCTACCGGTTTAATGCGTATCTTCAACTATGAAGGTAACTTAAATACGCAAATAAGACTTGTTTCATATGACGGTGCCGTAACATCCAATATAGATTCGGTTCTCTATTATGGTGACGGTAGAGCAAAAGCTACCGCTAAATTCGAAAACGGATTGATTCGTTATCCTGGAATCTATTTAAACACCGATGGACAACCTAGTTCCGATAAAAAGATACAAGACGATAACAAATATCATAATTTCTCTTATCAAATACAGACAGAAAATGACTATTTTAAATTTAAAAAGTCTTTGAATGAAATTGTACATCCTTTAGGAACAAAAACATTTGTCAATCGTATAAATCCACACCCAATATCTTTTGCAAATACCTCATTGACTACGATTAATATCATTAAAACAGAACTTTCTAATACATTTAACATTAGAGCTGGTTCTAACAACATGGTGGCCACAGGCATATCACCTAATGTATCAAGTAGAGTAAATGTGGGAGATATGGTCATACTCAACAGTTTGTCAAGAAGAGTTAATGGTACGGTAAACCTGACTTCTACTTCAAATGTAGTCACAGGTAATAATACTACATTTATCAATGACTTGCAAGATGGTGACACCATTTATCTTCAAACTGGAAATACTGAAGTGGTGTCTATTATCGCAAATACTTCAAGTCTAATTACGCAAAATACAATTAATGTTACTGCAAATAATCAAACAATCAATGTATTGTTTGATGGTGTACATACTGTTACTTTTGTAAACGCTAATACTATTCTAGTGACTGGAACATTTACAACTACTGCCAATTTGGTAACCACAATCCTTCAAAAAGTTGAATAAATAGAACTATGGCTTCTTTAATTACATATCAATTTTCCACCGTATTAGCTGAAAACTTTTACAATTTATTAGATGTAAATGCTAATTCCTATACTCCTGTAGGCCAACAAGCTTATTTGTTTGTAACTTTAGGAAAACAAACTGTTTGGAATTCTGGTGTTGAATCGGCACCTACACCTGGACAATCAATTCGTGATTTAAACACTTATTATGACCGTGCAATAGTAGCAAAAAGACTTTCGCAAGAAAATGCGTCATTTGTTATTCCTAGAATTAATTGGGAAGCAAACACGGTTTATAATTTTGCAGGTTGTAATGTATGTCCTGTTGGAACAAACTTTTATGTATTGAATACCAAAGACCAAGTTTTTAAGTGTTTGTGGAATAATAACGGTGCAAACAGTACTAGTGAACCGCAATTATCATTATCATCCAGTTCTTTAGAAGAACCTTATTTTAAGACAGCTGATGGATATAAGTGGAAATACATGTACACTTTGACTTCACAACAGAAACAAAAGTTTTTAACTAATGGTTATATGCCGGTTGTTTATAATCGGTTTGTTAGAGCAGCTGCTGTTAATAGAAGTATTGACATAGTAAAAATCACCAACTCAGGTAATAATTACGTAGATGGTACATTACAAGATATCATTACAATTGTAGGTAATGGTAGTGATGCGATATTGAAAGCCAACGTATCGGGCGGTAAAATTATAGATGTGGTTATACAAAATCGTGGTCAAAACTATCCTAAAGCTAATTTAATATTCACAGATGTTGTTGGTGGTATTGGTACTGAAGCTGCAGCTGAAGTTGTTTTGTCGCCACAGAATGGCCATGGATATGATCCAATAGAAGAACTATACTCCGACACTATCATGTTTAATATTGATTTTGATGGAAATGAGAATGGTTTATATCCAGCAGATAACGAATATCGTGAGGTTACCATATTGAAAAATCCGTATAGTTATGGAACAACTACTCTTGCTACAAACGAACTGTACACATTATATACTCAAGTAAAAACCTCAGCTGGTGTAGGAAATTTTAATAATGATGAAGTAGTGTTTCAAGGTGTTGACTTACAAACATCTACATTTAATGCTGAAGTAATCTCGTATGATGAAGTAAATAATTTACTTTATCTTAATAATGTAACCGGCAGTTTGACCACAAATCAACCAATTAAAGGTCAGTCAAGTGGCGCTATCCGAGTAGCCCTAAATAAGACTGACCCAACAATCGATCTATACTCAGGTAAAGTTTTATATGTTTCGGACAAAACACCGATAACAAGAGATGTTGATCAAATAGATAGAATACGCTTCATTTTAAGTTTCTAGAGGAATAAATGACTACTTTTTTTAATTACGACCCATATTATGATGATTTTGAAGAAGATAAAAATTACATGCGTGTTCTTTTTCGACCTGGCTATTCCGTTCAGGCTCGTGAGTTAACACAACTTCAAACTATACTTTCAAATCAAATTGAAAAATTTGGTAACCATATCTTTCAAAACGGCAGTCCAATTACTGGCGGTAAAATTTCACTAGATGATAGATGTTTCTATTTAATTTTAGATTCACAATATAATAACCAAGATATAGATGTTAATCAATTTCTTGATAAGAATATTATAAGTTTTAATTCAAATAAAAGAGCTCGTGCTAAAGTAATTTCTGTAGACAACACTACTGGAAGTCCAGTCTTAGTTTTAAAATATCTAAGTGCAGAAACCTTTGTAGAGAGTGATGAAATAAGAATTCTTGGCCAAAATATTTTTGCAAAAGCTAAAAGTACTTCAGCAGTAGGTCGTTCTTATGTTGCAAGTATTCAAGAAGGCGTTTATTATTTTAAAGGTAATTTTGTAAAAGTTGTTGACGAATTTTTAGTGTTAGAGTTGTTTTATCGTCTTGGTTATAATTCAAACAACGTAAGTATTCAACCTTCATATAAAATAGGTATTGAATTTGAAGAAAATATTGTAGATGAAATAAGTGATACTTCATTATTAGATCCTGCTCAAGGCGCTTTTAACTATCAAGCTCCTGGTGCATCACGTTATGAAATTAAAACCAGATTAGCAAAAAGAACCTTAGATTCCTCAGATGAATCTTCGTTCTTTGAAGTAATAAGAATTGTTAACGGTGTCAAAACTAAAGAAATAAATTATCCTCTCTATAGTGAGATTGAGAAAAGTCTTGCTCGCAGGACATACGAAGAATCAGGTAACTATACTGTCGACCCTTTTGTATTGACTTTAGAAGAAGAATCATATGATGCAAACAATAATTTAGATCCTAATTCTTTTACAGTTGTTTTGGATCCTGGTAAAGCATACGTTGGTGGTCATGAAGTACAAACTATTGCACCTACACGTATATCTGTACCTAGGTCTCGTTTAACGTCCAATGTTTCAGATTACGATTTACCAACAAATTTCTCCAGTTATATCGCTGTCGCTAACACATACGGCACATTAGATATATCTTCATTTCCAAAATTAGATATACATTGTACAAGTTTAGGCACAATAAATGCGGCTTCAAACAACGAATATAACTCAACTAAAATTGGCACACTCCGTGCCGACATGATTGAATATGATACTTCAGATGATTTTAATGATGGTAGATCACATATATTTCATGTAAATGTTTTTGATGTATCTTCTACACCTATTGTTGGTACAATGCCGGCAGGTTTGTCAACAAATACAGTTATTGAATTAGAGTCATCATCCTCAACAACTTCACAAGCAAATTGTTATGCTAACATGTACTTTAGAATTACTGATGGTGCTGGAGCATTCTTATCACCAATTCTAATTTCAGAATCTAATAGTGTAGCTCAGACAATCACATTATCACAAGCTTTACCATTTATACCATCAGCTAATACATATTCTATTGAATCCGATTTCAAGGTAGCAGAATCGATCTCTGTTAAATCTGGTGCATCGTTATCATTTGCTGCAAACTTACATGGCAGTTCTAAAGATGCCGGCACAGGTTATGCATTTATTACTGAGCCATCTAAGACTAGTTTGATATTTGATACTCCTTTTGAATCAATAAAAGAAGGATCAATTGAGAATTTTGACTTCTACGCTAAAAAAGTTTATGCTGATAAACTTGCTGATTCGGGTGGTGCATTAACAATTTCCACAACAGGTACAGATACTTTTGCATTTGCAGGTTCTCCTGGTTTACTTTCTGATTCACAAATTTTAGATAACATCATTTGTTTCATTCGTTATAATTCTACATCAAATCCAGCAACAGGTATTTTACCAAATACTATTGTTAGTTTAGCTAATAGTGCTTTTACTGTTACTGCTCTAAGTGATACTTCAATCTCAGTAGATTTCAATACGGCTGGTGTTCGTGCTGACTTTATTATCACAACAAAAGTAAACAATGCTGAAAATGGAACATCTGGTGCAATTCGTGGAAAACAATTAGTACCTCTAACTACAGGTGCAAACTTACATGAAAAAGTTCCATATAATTTAGATACTGCTGGTAATTCTTTATCCTCAGGTAATACCGGTACTGTAACTACTATTACTGGCGGATACGTTTTCCAAGATGTAGGTGCCACATTCTTTAATAGTGTATCACTAATGCAACAATTAAAAACTCCTGGTACTGCTGTTAGTTTACAAGTACCTGATGTTTACGAAATCGTTAGAATTACCGACTCACGTGGAACAGGCAACGTTACAACTGCTATGTTAACGAATCCTATTTACGATGTAACTAATCATTACGAATTCGACAATGGTCAACGTAAGACACACTATGATCACTCCACAATTAAATTGAAACGTGGTTATTCATCTCCTATTGGTGGAACTGTACTTGTACAATACAAATATTTAAGACATCAAGCAGCACCTTCGCCACAGAACATTGGTCTATTTACTGTTGATTCATATCTGAAAGCCGGCTCTAACTTTACCTATGGTGATATGTCTAAGTTTTTAAGTAACGAAGATGGTAAGTTAATCTCTTTACGTTCTTGTTTAGACTTTAGACCTACAAGACAAATTGCTTCTGATACGATTTCAGGTGCTGTTAATCCTGATCCTAATTATGGTGCCGAATTAAGTTTTGAACATTATTTAAGTCGTATCGATAAAGTTGTAGTAAAACCATCTAAAGAATTTTCTGTTGTTTCTGGTAAATCATCAGTTACACCTATTCCGCCTCCTATAGATTCTACAGATATGTTAACATATACTTTAACAATTCCAGCTTACACGGAATCTGTTAAAGAAATTAATGCTGAATATAAAAACAATCGCCGTTTTACAATGAACGATATTGGTTCTTTTGAAAAACGCATCAAAGGTCTAGAGTATTATGTTGCTCTAAGTAGTTTAGAAAAAAATGCAGCCGATTCTAAAATTTTAGATGCTGATGGTTTAGAAAGATCAAAGTTTGGTATTCTTGTAGATAACTTTACCACTAGAGATGTACAAGCTACTTACAATGATGTTGGTTTTGATAACCGAAATCTTATTGAAGAGGGTGAGTTAAAACCTGCTTCATTAATGAGAACATTTAAATTAAAATGGTCTGAGGCTAACTCATCAGGTTCTTTTGCTGCTGTAGGTATCAACAATCAGAAATCATTAATGTTAAGTTATGCAAATACCGCTTTTGCATCACAACCTTATGCCACAAAAGCTATACCTGTCGCAAGTGCTTTGTTTGCTAACTTTAAAGGATCAGTAAGATTAATTCCCGAATTTACTAGTGATGTTGATACAGGCCATACTGCCAAGGTTACAATTAACGCAGCTCAAGGTTTAGAAAATGCTTTCAACTTTGTAAACGAATCATTCAAGTTTATATCTGACCAAAATCCTACTTGGGTTAACGATAAGGATAATCCTTTTGCTAAAGTTGTCGATAGTAAGTGGTTCGAAACTACTACTACAGTAGATAATAGAACAGTTAGTTTAGGCGGTAACGCTTTTGGTAACTTACAAACTACGACTGATCGTGTTTATGTACAAAAAGGTGCCGAACTTAATCAGAAACAAATTAGTACTTCAACAACAGAAGTTGATGTGGGTACTTTCATTACCGATCTTGCAATTCAACCTTATTTGAAGCCTAGAGATATTACATTTATTGCTTCAGCGTTAAAACCGAATGCTAGATTTTATGCCTTCTTCGATGATGTTTCAGTCGATGAATATATTGTAGTTCCTAACAAAATACAAGTAACCTCTGGTGTTTACTCAAACACAATTTTTATATCCGGTGAAATAGCCTTAATTGCAAACAATGGTTCTGACTTAGCTTTCAATATTGCTAGTTACCTTGCTGGCGGAACAAATTATGATGCAACTATTATTTCAAGTAGTGAAAGGGGTTCTTCAAACGTAAGTATTATTAACGAAACAGGTAAACCACTTCAAGGTAAAGTTATTTACGGTTTAGAAACGAAAAGTATATACGCTATCAACACAGTACTAGACCATCACTCAGGTTTAACTAGAGGTGTTGCAGCTACAACTATTACATTGGCTGAAGATGCGCCTTCTGTAAATATTGCAGGCCAAAAACTTTACCTAGTACACAAGACCGGAAGTAAAGAGGGTTATGGTAAAGAATATAATATAATTGGTTACGACACTTCAACTAAAGTTGCTACAATATTGGAAACAACAACAGCTGAAGAACAGTCAACATCAAGTTGGACATATAGTCTTGGATATAACTCCGCAAACAAATTAGGTGATATTTCTGGTGTATTTTATCCTCCAGTTGCAACATTCAGAAATGGTGAAAGAAATTTCCGATTAACTGAATCTGTAAACAATAGTTTTGATGCTGATGCCATTTCTTTCGGAGAAAAAACATTTGTATCATCAGGTATTAAAGTTGATAAAACTAATTTATTAAATACAGTTTATAACGTAGACGTGGGTGTTAAGTTTGTAGGTAATGCTACATCACCATTATTACAATCTACTACTGATAGAAATGAGATTACGGCTACATGGCGAGTTGATCCGATGGCGCAAACATTCTTTGTTGATCCTGAAGTTTACCCTAACGGTCTATTTGTTGAAAATGTTAAATTATTTTTCTCAAGAAAAGATGAAGATAATCTACCTGTACATATACAGATTCGTCCTACAGTCAATGCTTTACCTTCATCCGATTTTGCATATCCAGAATCTTTCGTAACAAAGTATCCATTTGAAGTAAATGTATCATCAGCACCTGACTTTGCATCACCTAGTAGTCAGACTAAGTTTACTTTTAATTCACCTGTGTTTTTAACACCAGGTCTTTATGCTATAGTTGTTCTTACTGACAGTCCGGATTATTCTTTGTGGGTTGCAGAAAAAGGTGGTATAACATTAAATAATCAATACGTTTCTGTTAATCCATATGTTGGCACATTATACAAATCACAAAACGCCATGGAATATGTACCGTATCTAAATGAAGATATGATGTTCAGCATGGATCGTTGTGTGTTTACTAGTTCACCAGCTACATTTATTTTAGAAAGTGAAAGTCAACCTAATAAATATTACCTAGATAAATTTAGATTAATTCAGAAGAGTTTATCAACACAATCTAATAGTCCATTTGTAACTGATTATAAGTTTATCTCAAAGGTAGCTGGCGGCGCAAAAGAAACTTCTTTCCGTGATATGTTACCGTTTGTAACGTATTCAATGGGTGATGACGATTTATATGTAGTGGGAAGTCGTAGAAAAGAAATACAAAATCAAGGCGATTTCACCGCATCGTTAACTATCTCATCAACTGACGATGCTGTTTCACCGTTGATATCACTAGAGAGTATTTTCTTGAATGGTTGGGAAAACTTTGTAGATAATGCTGAAGTTACTCTTGATGATTTTAATATTATTGCATCGGGCGGTGGATATTCAAACAGTAACGTTGTTACTATAACATCTAATACAGGCACTGGTGCTTTAGTTTATCTAGTAACTAATGGTGCAGCCGGTAACGTTGTAGGATTAAACGTAGCTTCTTCAGGTTCAGGTTACTACGATGATTTCACAATCTCTATACCAGGAACAGGCCAAGGTGCAATTACTTCTAATGCTTCAATTGTATTGAATTCAGAATACGATAGCACAGGTGGTATTACATTAGCTAAATACATTACAAAGCCTATTACATTAGCTGATGGTTTTGATGCTGGCGATTTACGATTATTTTTATCTGCTAATAAACCATCAACAACAGAAATACATGTTTACTACAAAGTTCTTTCTGGATCTGATGCCACTCCGTTTAAAGATAGACCTTATTTAAAAATGGAATGTCTAAATCCAACAATTGCAGCATCTACAAAAACGGAAGATTTTAGAGAATATGAATATAGACCTTCATTAACTGATGATACTATAACATACTCAATTGGTAATGGTGCGACTTTTGATTCGTTTAAGACATTTGCAATTAAAATTGTAATGACTTCAGCTGATCCATCTGTTGTTCCTAAAGTCAAAGATTTACGAGTGATTGCACTACCAGGAGGTTAATATGAAACTACCAGTTAAAGGAACTTCTTTCGTAAAAGATACTAAAAACGGAGCTTTACTCGCCGTAAATCCTAATGTTCTTGCCGAAAATGAAGCTAGAAAAAGATTGAAAATGAAATTAAACTCTAAAGATGATGAAATAAATAAACTAAAAGAACAAGTGAACAATATTAATAATGATATTGGTGATATAAAAAATATGTTAAAACAGTTAATTAAGAAAGACTAAAGTTCTAAAATGACTATTCCTATTATAACAAGAACAAACACGATTGACGAATGGCGTATTCAGACCAATCTGTCAGCTATCGACTTAAATAATTTAAGAGCAAATAATTATACTAAGTCTAACGGAATTTTAACTCTTTCTGGTAATAGTTCTTTAATACTTACAGGTCCTGGTACTGTACTACAAACATCCAATAATGCTCTTATTGGTAACGACCTTTCTGTTGCAAATAACCTAAGTGTAGGTACAACAGGTTCAAACGTTGGTAATGTTTCTATTGGTAATACTCTGACTGTATCAGGTCGTAATACTGGATTAAATGTTTCCAATAGTGCAATAATTAATAGAGATTTGAATGTCGTAGGAAATACTTTTGCAAACTATGCTACCATTAACACAAATGCTACTATTGGTAATAACTTAGCTGTTGGTGGTGTTGTTACATTGTCGGGTTCTGGAAAAGTAATTGCAGCTAATACTGGTACTGTATATATTAAAGACGCTTATATAACGAATGCTTACGCATCTTCAGCAAACGTAGTTACTTTTAGAGCTCTAGAGGCTTACATAGATAACTTATCTGATATTGGTTCATTAGTTACAAATATATTAAGAGCTACAACTGGTAACGTCTACTATCTATCATCAGATACCATGTATGCAAATACAGGTAGAATACAAAATTTTGTTGCTAATAATAGTGCTAATCTTGTAAATTTAATTTCAAACGTTGCAACAATTAATACTGCAACAATTGGCAATCTTCTTGCAACTAATGGTACAATCATCAATGGTAACGTTGTAACTTTAATCTCTAATGTTGCAACACTAAACACATCAACATTAATCAACAGCACGTTAACTAATACTGCAATTGCAAATGCGGTTATAACAACTGCAACAATAACAACAGGTAATATAACCACAAGTAGAATTACTAATGGTACAATTATTACTGGTAACGTTGTAACTTTAACTTCTAATGTTGCAACAATAAATAATTCGAATTTACTTTCAACTAATATCACGCAAGCCACAATAGGCGTAGCGAATGTAACAAGTAATTTAAATCTTCAAAATGCTACTCTTCGTGTCAATACAGGAGTTAATCAGGACGCTATTATTGTTGAAAGCGGTGTTTCAACTTTACAAAGTGTTTTAATTGAAGGTAATTTAACAGTCTCCGGTTCATTTACTCAAACAGGTAATTTAAACTTTGAGGTCGACCGTCTTGTATTAAATGCAAATACAAATACAAATAAAAACGGCTCTATTATCAATGATAGAGCAACAGGCAATGATGCCATCATTCTTTGGAATGAATCTAGTGATCGTTGGGAAATTTCAACAGGAAACACTTGGACAAACACAAATAAGATTTTAGATGGCGCAGATATTTACACAGGAGTTGATTCGACCAGTGATGTTTTGGTTGCATCCGCAAGTGCTGTTAAGTTTGCATACGAAGCTGGCGGTGTGATTGCTGGTGGATATGCAAATGCCGCTTACCGTCATGCTAACTCGGCATACCTAAGTCAGAACACTACAGGTGTTTATGCTAATTCGGCATACATTCATGCCAATGAGGCTTTTGTTGCCGCAAATACTCCTAGTAATGCCGCTAACTCAGCATCATCATATGCTAATGGTGCCTTTGCAAGAGCTAACACCGCAAACAATCTAGCTCAAATTGCTTATGATGCCGCCAATACAGCCTTTACTGCTGGTGGTCAAACTGCTGGTAACTATGCTAATAGTGCATTTGCTAGGGCTAACGCAGCTTTCTTTGGTACATCAGGAAGTCATACTAATACAGCTTTTGCAACTGCAAACACCGCAGTTTTTAATGCGGCTTTAGCCGACAACAAAGCTTCTGCTGCTCAGTTAAGTGCAAGTGCGGCATTCAACAATTCTAATGCTGCGTTTGCTGGTGCAAACACCGCTAACACAAATGCTATTAGTGCTGGTGCTTATGCCAACGCTGCATTTGGAGCAGCTAACACAAGATTAAGTACTTCAGGTGGTACTATAGATGGTGACTTAACGGTTACAGGAACACTTAACGCTGCTGGTGCGAGTATCTATGCAAACGAATTAAAGATTGCAGATTCAGTCATCACATTAAATGCAGATATAAACCAAAGCTCATCACCAGTTGAAAATGCTGGTTTTGAAGTTGATCGTGGTGCTTCACCAAACGTTTATATTACA